TTCACGGCGACAAAATCACGGCAAACACGCTGAACGCAAACCGCCTGAAAGCTGGAAGTGTTACGGCGCGTGAAATGGCGGCTGGAAGTATCACGGCTGATAAGCTGAATGTGAATAACTTGTCTGCCATTTCTGCCAATATGGGCAATATTAACGGCGGTAGCTTGAATCTTGGTAACGGTCGATTTGTTGTCAATAACAATGGGCATTTATCGATGAGCGCTACATCTGGGGATGTTGGCATGAAAATCACAAATGAGCGCATAGATGTATATGACGCAAGAGGTGTGCTTCGTGTGCGTTTAGGGAAGCTTACTGATTAGAGGTTGATTTATGGCTGAATATGGCCTTCATGTGAACGGTTCTCCCCCTACTGACGGACTTTCTATGCTTGTTGATTTGGTAGCATTACCAACAAGCCAAAGCGCCAAAGAGGGGGATTATTTCTTCCCTGAAATGACAGATGAGCAGAAGGGGCGGTTTTTTCATTATTTCTCAACGGTTGATACTGCTGTGATGTATGGGAAGACCGCTTTGCAACTAAACGGAGCGGGTAAGATTCAGATTGTGCGAGTTTCCCCAATTTTGGAAAATGGCGCGGCCATTGACGGATTGGATATGAATGAGGTTTTTCGCAGTAATAAAGTGGCTGGCTTCCGTTGGAAGACGATGGAGGTTGACTATTTTCTCGCTTCCGATTCTTGTCAGGCTGTTATGGTTTGGCGTGGAGTTAGATGATGAGTGATTACGGCGTATTTTCTGACGAGCTGCCCTTGTTTTTAGGGCAGGAAAAACTCATGATTTTTGAGCGTAAAATCGCTTTAAAAGATATAACTGAAACTTGGTGGAACAACAACGGCGGAGCGGTTAACTGTTACCGCCGAATTTTATTAGGCCCTGCCTCAAATACTTATTCCGTTTTTGCTGATTATAAATCAGATGGAGATATGTTTTTTGCCTGGTCAGGAGGCGGATTTAATATTGGCGGGTCGGGACTGCCAAGTGTTGGCGACTCTGTGTTTATGGCAGGGAAAACGGATAATTCCCTTTTATTGGAAAATGGGAACTGGTATTTGTTGGCGTTCAATCCTAACGCGGCGGCAAGGAATACAGAAATATTAAATACCGATTTTTATGTGTACCGCACAGTGAACACGTCAGAGAGCGCTGGTGATTACGGGCTAAACGTGTACCGCGAAGATGGCACACTCGCCTATCACAGCGATTGGAATTTAATCCGCGCCCGTGAGGTTCGCCATGAGATAAGTAGGGTTATGGCTAATGGCAAGAAAGGGAAAGGCATTGCGATGTGGCGTAAGTCATCAAGCACTACGCCGTCTTTCGTGAATGTCGAAGACACTCAAGCAGCTGGACGTGGTATAGAGGTTGGTAGCGACAAGTTGGTCAGTATCGGCCACGTTTTCCATGCAACAGACTATTGGGATAAGTTCCAAAACGAGTACGTTCGTTTTGCGCCGTATTTAAAAGATGGGCGGCTTGGCTACGCAGTAGCCTTTGCTTCGTGCGGGCAAATCCCGCCCACTTATTTAAATCAAGTTGTTGCATATAATGGACGTCCAACCGGCAATCCGATTATCGTTATAGACAAACCGAAGATTTAAGGCCATCTGAAAAGACGGTTGTTTCTACCCGCATTTGCGGGTTTTTTAATGCCTATTGAAAGGAAAATCATGGCAAAACAAGTAATTGCAATCAAGCACGAAATCGAAGACGAAAGCACCGGCGCGGTGGCAAATTACCATGTAATCGAATATGTAGGTATCGATTATAAGTACAACAATGTTACGGCAACGATGAACGGCTATGTGTCTAAAAAGGTATACGAATCAGGCCGTCATCCGCTTTGTTCCCATTCTGTTACCGTGAATGGTTTACCCGACGGCGCGGAAGTATCACGCGCTTGGCTGTACGGTAAAGCTGTTGAACAGGTGAATGAACAAAGTGTCTTTTCCGGTGCTGAACTGGTCGAAGCCTAATCTAAATTTGAAACAACGCCCGTGATGATTCACGGGCTTTTTTTATGGGCGGTCGTATGAGCGATTTAGAAGCGAAAATCAAGATAACCGTCGAAAACGGCACGGCGGCAGGGTTCAACCAAGCGGCAAATTCTGCGGAATCGGCTTCAAATGCCATTGAAAACGCCATTGGTAACGTCAAAGCGAGATTGAAAACGCATTTTGACGATATGAAAAAGTCGATGGAGCAGGCGTTTCACGTTAATCCATCGACTTTTAAAAATCTTGGCGATGCACAAGAGGGGATGTTTAACAAAATCTCTTCTTCGGCGCGGAAAGTGTACGAAGAAACGCGTACACCGATGGAGCAGTTTAAGGCGAAGCTTGCAGAAGTTAATCAACTGTTGAATCTTGGCGCGATTGACGTAGAAACCTACGAGCGCAAGGTTCAGCAATTGAACAGCGAGCTTGAGCAGACGGACGGCAAGGCTTCGGCGGCTGCCGGTGGGCTGGGAAAAATTGGGTCAGTTTTGGCAGGATTCGCATCACTGTCATTTGCCAAGTCAATGCTTGACACTGCCGATGCCATGCAGTCAATCAACGCACAAGTCAGACAGGTTGTGTCGTCTGAAAGCGAGTATTTGGCAGTACAACGCCAGTTATTGGACGTAGCCAACAATACGCGTGCCTCATTGGAATCAACGGCGAATCTGTACGTTTCCACGAGCCGCGCCTTAAAGGACTACGGCTACACGCAACAGGAAATTTTGACCTTTACCGAGGCAACCAATAACGCGATGGCTATCGGCGGCGTACAGGCGCAACAACAGGCCGCCGCGCTTATGCAGTTGTCGCAGGCTTTGGGTAGCGGTGTATTGCAGGGCGATGAATTTAAATCCATTGCTGAAGCTGCGCCGATTCTGCTTGATACGATTGCGGAATATATGGGCAAATCCCGCGCTGAGATTAAAAAGCTGGGCAGTGAAGGGCAATTGACGGCGGATGTGATTTTTAAAGCCATATCCGGCGCGTCTGAGAAATTCGGCGAGCAGGCGGCCAAAATGCCTATGACGATGGGTCAGGCTTTGACGGTATTTTCAAATAACTGGCAAAGCATGGTTTCCAAGCTGTTGAACGACAGCGGCGCAATGTCGGGGATTGCCGCCGTTATTAAACTGATTGCCGATAACCTGAATTTGGTCGTCCCTATTGTTGCAGGGTTTGCCGTTGCTGTTGCGGCCGCTGTTGCACCAACGCTGGCCTTGAATGTGGCTTTACTGGCAAATCCGTTCGGGATTGTGGCTGTCGCAATCGGCGCGGTCATCGGACTTATTGCCCAATTTGGCGATGAAATAGACGTTTTCGGTGACGGCTGGTCGAATTTGTCTGACGTGATACAGGCCGTCTGGCAAGTCATCACAGAAACCATCGGCGAAGCTGTCGATACCGTTAAATCATGGTTCGGCGAGTTGACGGCATGGGTTGACGAGAGTGTCGGCGGATGGTCGGCTGTATTTGAGCGCGTGATGAGCTTAATCTCAAGCACTATCGGGGCGTATATCAACGTCTATATCAACACATTCGCAACCGGCTGGATGTTGATTAAAGAAGCCGCCAACAATATGCCTCAATTCTTTGCCAATCTTGGCAAGGCTATTGGCAACGTGTTTATTTCCGCAATTGAGTGGATGGTAAACAAAGCGGTCGGCATGATTAATAGCATGATTGACTTTGCCAACAAGGCCGCGTCGATGGTTGGCGTTTCGGGCATTGAAAAGCTGAATAACGTCCAAATGGGACGGATGAATGATGGCGGGTTTGGCGGTCGAACCGCTGACAGTATGACTAAAGACCGTGCCGGAGCAATGGCAAGCGCCATCAAGGAACGCGCGGCAAACATTCACGAAGCCAAAGCAATGAGAGGCGCACGAGGTGGTGGCGGTGGTGGCGGTTCTGCCAAAGCTCACGCGCCTGCCGGTGGTGGCGGCGGCGGTGGTTCAGGTCGTAAAGGCGGTGGACGTAAAGGCGGCGGAAAGGGTCATGCAGGCGGCGCAGGAGCGGCGCAAGACCCTATGCAAGGCTGGGAAGAGGAAATCAAAGCCCAAAAACTTGCACACCGCGAAATGCAGCGCGAAACGCTCACGCACCAAGAATGGGATTTAGCGCGTGAGGCCGCCTACTGGCGTGAGAAACTGGCAACAGTGGACGCTGGCAGTAAGACAGGTTTAAAACTGCGTGAAAAAATCCTAACTCTTGAAGACCAGTTGTCGAAGCAGTCAACTGAAGCGAAAATGAATCAGGTGTCTGAATGGGAGAAGCTGGACAAGCATAAGCTTGAGATGGAGAAAGACGCTGCCGACCAAGCGTTATCGGCAGGTCGTATCTCGCAACTCGAACGCCTTGATTTGGAAATCGAGTTTGAAAACCGCCGCTATCAGATTGCCTATGACGCATTGCAAAAACGGATCGCACTTGCTGAACAAGACCCGACTTATAGTCAGACGGCCATTGATAAGCTTAAAGCGCAGATGGCGGAACTTGGGCAAGGTCATGAACGGACGCAGGCGAAGAACGAGGGCAAGCGCGAAAGCCAACGCCAGAAAGATGCGCCAAACGTCATGGAAATGCTTCAGGACGGCGGCAATAACGTTTGGCAAGAAGCGCAGCAACAGATGGGGCAGGCGTTTTCAGCTATGCTCACGCGCACGCAGAACTTCCGCACGGCCATGAATAACTTTTTCAAGAGTATGGGGCAGACCTTTATTCAAGAAATGGTTACAAAACCACTGATGGGCATGATGCAGCGCATGGTTCAGGAATCGGCGATTTACAAGATGATTTTCAGCACTAAAGATACGCTGGAAACAGAGGCGGCAGCCAAAACAGCGGCAACCAAAGCAACCGAGACTACATCTGTCGTTACTGCCAACGCGACACAGGCTGCATCGGGCGCAGCGGCTTCGCAAGCTTCTATTCCGTATGTCGGCCCAATTCTTGCTGTTGCGGCTATGGCTGCGATTATGGCAGCGGGGGTGGGGTTGGTGGGGGGGGGGGGGGGGTTTTCAAAGCCCCACGACCACAACACGGATTCCATCGGCAGCAGGTGGTTGGGATATTCCGGCCGGCATCAACCCTCTTACTCAGTTGCACGAGAATGAGATGGTTTTGCCTGCTGAACATGCCCAAACAATCCGCGAAATGGCAGGCCAATCAGGCGGCGACGACAGCACGATTATCATCAACTCAACAGGCGGCGACTTTATTCACAAAAAGGATTTGGCGAAGCTTTTGAAACAGATGAAACGTGATTTCAAATTTGTTTAACGGTCAGGCCGTCTGAGATTTCAGGCGGCTTTTTTTGTAAACGTCAAAAACCCTGAAAGGGGGAATTATGA